GACCTTCCTGAGACTCCCCCACCGGAGGAAGTTGCTCCTCCACTACCATCCTTACCTACCGGAGCTCCTCTTCCTGCAGATCCTATCGAGTCGGTTGATTCCAAGAAGGAAGAGACTGTTAGCTATGGTGGACCAAAAGGCAGAGACAAAGACAAGCCTTCCAGCGGGCCCGATGCTGCTCGTAGTTCTACCTTGCCGAGTGGTAAGAAGGGCTAACTTGCACCATGACCGTAACTGCAGCTCAGATCCGTGGGTTAGTTTCGGACATCCCCGCGGATAAGGATCTTACTCAGATCATTCTCATGGCTCGCTTAGCCGTAGAAGAATACCTGCCTGCAGATACGTCTGTGCTGTCAGAGGGGAAGCTCACCATGATCGAGCTTCTCCTCGCAGCGCACTACGCCGTACTGTCTTTCGAGCATGGAGGTCTTACTCATCAGCAGATGGGTGATGCCTCAGAGACTTACCACGACATCTCTACCACAGCTACTGGTCTAGGATCTACTAGGTTCGGTGCTCAAGCGATTGCTCTAGATGTTACAGGAGCTTTGGCAGTGGTGTCTACTGGTGGTCTACACGCAGAGTTTGAGGTTTACTAACCATGAACCTGATCTATCCACAGTCTGCCACATACTGGGGGGCTCCTACCCCTAACGGCTTTGGTGGGAACACTTGGACTCCTCCTAAGTCTCTCATGGTACGGTGGGAAGAGAAGAATGAGGAGTTCATCGACCTGCAGGGTAATACGAAGATTTCGCAGGCTGTAGTCTTTGCTCAGCAAGACCTAGACGTTGGTGGTTATCTGCTTCTAGGAGACTCTCCACTGACAGATCCTACCCTTGACAATAACGCAATGGTGATCCAGCGGTACTCGAAGATCCCTGATCTCCGTGCAGTACAGTTCAACCGTAAGGCGTGGCTCTAATGCCAGTAATTAAAGCAATGGTTGGAGGAAGTGCTGGAGACACCCTCGTCTTTACTGGGGGGTCTGTACCTCTTCGTGCTGCGGACTCTGGAGGTATCGTCAAAAGGTTTATTGATTTCCTTGCCCAGGTTAAAGCCACAGCTCCTCGGGCTTCTCTAAATGGTATGAAGCCAACGTTTGAGAAGAGCAAAGTCTATTGCCCTCACGATACTGGGGCGTTAAGAGATTCAGCCTATCTAGAGCTTAGAGGACAGTTCGATGTTGGGAGTGGTAGTGCTAGTGAAGCCTCTGTCGAAATAGGCTATGGCAAGCATGGTAACCCGCCTTATGCACTCATTGTGCATGAGATGGTACAATATCATCACGCCCCACCAACACGGGCTAAGTTTCTACAGTCAGCAATAGAAGAGGACATGGATAAGATCTTACCTTATATAGCCGATCACCTGAAGGCTTAGTTACACTAGGGTCTAGGGTTGTCCTGGTAGGGTTGTCCTGGAGGTTGAAGTGACGCCAGCTGAGATTTTAAAGGACATTCTTGTAACGGCTGGAGTAGGAGTGTTCAATGCCACTACAGGATGGGGAATCCATGTCTCGAGAGAACCAGATAACCTCGATACGGTTATCACGCTCTTCGATACTGGCGGTATCAATCCTAATCCAGCATGGCTTCTCAATTTCCCCTCAGTGCAGGTTTTGGTTAGAGGAAATGAAAATCAATACCAAGCGATGTACGCAAAGGCAAAGCAGGTGGTAGATGCCCTCTTAGGATTTCCTGCTCAAGACTTTGCAGACCAACGTCTTGTAAGTGTTCGGCAAGAAGGTGGAATCAATTTTATTGGTTACGACGAGAAGAGAAGGCCCCGCCTGTCTATCAACTGGACCCTAATTACCGAGCCCTTCGCGGGTACGTACCGGGTGTCCCTGTAGGAGAGTACAATGGTTGCGAAAAGAGTACAGATCTCAGACGATGGTGGCACAACCTATTTTACGCTACCAGGTATGTCAGGCCAGGTCTCTCGGGATGCTGGTGAAATCGATGATACGATCTTCGGCCAAAACTACAAGTCCAGTGAAATCGGTCTGATCAACTGGAAGGTAACCGGAGATGCCGTCTACAAAGGGTTCGCTGGCTACCAGTGCAAGATCAAGAAGACTGGTACAACAACAGCTTTCACCAACGAGACAATGTCCCTCGAGCCTGGGTCAGCTAACCCTGGTGGTATATATGCGATGGATACTGTCTCCAAGCAGGTTATTAACAGAGCCGTAGCCGTTGTAGTTAAGGGGAACGCGATTGTAATCCCTGCAACTAACATTGAGTGGTATGACTATCTCTTCGGTAGGATCAAGTTCATCGCCGGCTTTACTCCAACTGTTCCCGTAACGATCAACGGATCTTTCTTCCCTATGGTGACTGTTGGTAAGGCTCAGAGCTTTACCCTCACGAACTCTGCTGATGCCATCGACAACTCAACCTTTGACACTGCGCAAACAAATACAGGATATAAGAGCTTCACGCAGGGTCTGAAAACGGTTGGGCTTGAGCTCAAGGGACTATATGACATCACTAACGCCTACGTTGCAGCCCTTGTTGCTAGAACTGAATTCCTGATTGAGATCAACCCCGAAGGTCTATCCCGAAGCATTGCCAGAGGCTTCTTCAAAGTTCTCTCTCAAGGTCAGCAGGGAAATGTCGGAGCCCTTGAAGAGGAATCAGTCTCCTTCAAGAATGCTGTGCCAGATGACCAGTTCAACTATCTGCCGTTCGAGTGGCGTCACACTACAACGTCTACCCTTAACCAGGCTATCATCAAGGCTCTCAACGCCTGGCAGAATGGTACCGGAGTCAAGGTCAAGTATCTTCCTGATGGTGCTGCAGGTACTGGCTTCTCTGGTAATGCAATCATCACAGACATCTCGATGTCCGGTGGACTGGAAGAGATGAACAAGTATTCGATCACCTTCCAAGGTGACGATGTGACCACTGTCGTCTAAGCTACAACAAGAACAGACAACGCCTAAAGAAAGAACTTAACATGAGAAGGGTTGGCAAACCATGTCTAAGGATGATATTAGAGCAGCAGTACTTGATGCAAAGCCAAAGTCAAAGGTGATCACCCTCTTTGGCCAAGAAGTGGAGATCAAACAGTCGTCAGTCTCGACTATCTTGAACTCCTATGAGACGGTCGATGAGGATGGCAAGCCCGATAAGTCTCAGGCTTACGCCAAACTCATCGTCGCTCATTGTTTCGTTCCCGGTACCAACGAACCAGTCTTCTCGGAAGAAGATATTGACATCATTAAGGCTCTTCCCTTTGGGAAGGAGCTTAATGACCTTCAGTCTGCCATTAACGATCTGATGGGGATCGAAGTAAAGGCCGAACTAAAAAACTCCGGAAAGACCCGCTCATCTTTAACGTGATGTCTCTTGCGTTGGAGCTAGGGATAGACGAGAGTGAGGTCGCGTCCTGGAAGATATCGAAATTCGCTCGGTGGTTAGCCTTCTTTGAGTACAGGAACGAGTTAGAGAAGGATGCGGCCGAGAGAGCCGCTAAGAGAAGGTAGACAATTGTGGCTACAAATCTTGGCGGTATTTTCTATACTCTCTATGCCAATACTACTGGACTTGTTAACGCTGTCACGCAAGTCCAAGTGTTTGGTACAGCCGTAGCAGCATCCCAAGCTAAGGCAAACGGCTTTGTCAATGCTCTCCGTAATTTGGAGTCAGCATCAGTTCTGGCTGTTGGTCCTCTATCGGGGGTCGGTGCTCGTATCAGATCCCTCTCACAGTTGGCAGATAGAGGGTCTTT